TTGCAAGAGTTACTCCTTTAAATAAACCAACCTGAAAATCTGTATTTTCAAATCCAGCTACAATATATCCAGATGGAATAATTACTGCATAAGGTCTGCTAGATTTAATTCTAATTGTTCCAATAGAATGCCAAGTATCTGCTGTTGGTAGTCTGGAGCCAGCAATAGCTGTAGTTCCAACCATTTTTTTAATTCCAGAAGGAGAATATCCACCTTCAATAATACAAGTAGAACATACTTGTTGTAAAACTGCTGCACCTGATATGGTTCCTGTTGTTTCTATTTCATATCTGATAGGTAAGTTTGCAGTTTGCATATAAACGGTATCTAAATTATTAGCATTATAAAATGTATGTGCTGTAATAAATTTACCATCTATTACAAAACCAACTCTAACGGATCCCATACCCAACCATTCATAATCTGTAAATAATATAGTTGCTTTAGTTGGATCGAGTGTATAACCTGATGCGCCTGTTCCATCTAATTTATCTCCATTCCAGTTTGCTTGTGTAATATCATTATCTACTGCGGAACCTGAAGTATAAGTCCGTCTGACAATTTGATAACCTGTTCCTGTATCTTCAAAAAAGATTCCATTGTTTGCATCAAAAGTTCCAACACGTTGTTCTAATCCAGATTCTTGTGCATTCATTACAAATGTATTTAATATAAGTAATGATTTTCCTGGTTCATAACTCATGACTCTTTTAGATTGTCTAATCACTTTATCACCACTAGCTGTAGTCACATTTAGATTAACAGTAGATTTATTTGCGGTATATGAAACTGTTCCTGACGCTGTTAATGCTTCATCAAAGAGATCATTCTTTGACATAATATTTTTAGAATCAAATATAGTAAGTGGATTAGATACTCTTAATCTTCCAAATGCATCATAAGCATTTGATCCATTTCCACCACCAATAATTATAGGTTCTACATTTACATTATTACATCCAGACATTAGCAACCAAACCTCATATTGAACCACGTGAATCTTTGTAGTTCTTGTTTTAAATCTTCTTGATAACCAAAGTTTAATTCATTCTTTAATGTATCTAAACCTTCTCTTAATTGTCTTGCATTAGATATTTGATATTGATCTGTAGGTTCAGGAATAATTGCACTTATTTTAGCCATTATCTTCTACCTCCAGCAAATATATCCAGTCGTAAAGTACCATATCTCCAAGATTCATTAATTGCATCATTCTCTATTTTCAAACTAACCTGTCTTCCTCTAACTCTCGTACTTACATATGTTGTGTTAGTATTAACAGTAAATGGACCAGTAATCAATGGGTAGTCAGCATCCGTTGCTGGTGTTTGAGCAGGATAGTTTCTAAATCTTAAAGTGACTTTTGCATTACCTGATAAATTTTTAAAGTCTGGTATGAATCTTGATACTCTCATAATCTCATCACCATCTCCAGCCATTCCCTGTTGTGCACTTAAATCATAATCACCTGATACGATGTAAGAAGTTATTGCACTTGATGTTCCATTTGCATTTAATTGATTAACTCCTGTTTCGTGAGCCCAATATTTAGATGAACCATAATTATTTGTAACTCCTTGTATGATTGGATAAGAAGGAGTTCCAGTCACATTAAATTCAGTTGCATAAGGTAAATTGTATGTATGTGCATCTGAATAAGTAGTTCTAGATAGTGATCCGGTTGCCCAAGTTTGTTCCGTAAAATTAAAGACTACGTTTCTATTTATTTGATTTGAATTGTTAGAAGCATAAAACCAACCTACTTCATTATAAAGTGAGTTATGATATGCATAAGCTATTTGATTAGCATCATAGTTAATGCCTAATGAATCTCCTTGAGTCGTGAATACAAAGTCTTCTACTAATGATGGTAATTGTTTAACCGTACCATCAAACATAAAAAATCCTCCACCAAAGCCCATCCAAAAGACGGCACCTTGTGCATAGATCATTGCATGTTGTCCCAAACATCCACAGTTTGAACCTACTTGTCTAAGTGAAAATGTAAATGGTGGACCTACGAATTGTATTTGATATGCAGCTTGATCCGTTAATACTAAGACATAATCCTTACCTTGTACCGCTCCAATGATTTCATTTCCTTGGTCGAGTAAGAATGTACCAGCTGTATTTGTTGCCGTTGGAGCCCAAGTATTTATGTCTTCTTGACTTGAGAATCTAACAAACATTTTATTTTGAGTTGTACCTGTTCCAATGGTTTCTTCTGTACCCATTAAGAATAAATGTCTATCTCTATCAGATACTAATGACATTAATGATTTAGTAGGTGCACCTGATACGACAGCTGCTCTTGTTTCCAATGCTGCAGGATTAGCTGCAAGTGGCGACCAAGTAAATGTCTTACCATTTCTAATGGTTGCAACTAGTAACTGGCCATAATTGTCCAAGGACCAAGATCCAGGATCAAGTACTACTGTTGATGATGATCTTGCTGTACCCCAAGATTCATCTCCATATCCACCTGTACCCCAGCCATAAGCTGTTGTTTGGAATACTGGACCAATGGTTTCATAAGCTCTTATCGTTGCTGATCCTTGAGCTGACATACCTGTGCCAGTTTCATTTGATGGCATAGTAATTGTAAAGGTATCGTCAGTTGCAGAATCTGCATTAATCTCAAATGTATTGTTTGTAAAATCTCCTGGTGTAAATCCAGTCACACCGCCGCCAGGTAAAGATGCGGCTGTAAAAGTTATGTAGTCTCCGTTTGATAATCCGTGTGCAACTTTATTGACTGTTACTGTTGCTGAACCTGTTGTTGAATCAAATGTGAATCCTGATACGGCATCTTGTAAAGGTGTAATGTCATAAAATGCACCTTCGTAATAAATGATTAAAACCTTAGATGTACCTAATGCAGCATATCTAACACCGTTTAAATCTGTCCAAGTATGTTGATCTCTAACTGGACCAGGTATTAAATTAACGTTTGTATTGGTTACTAGTTCAGACCAACCACCAATTTTCTCTGGTTGTCCATACCTAAATCTTACATTATCACCATCTACCCACTGTCCTTCAGCGCCAGTAGCAGTTTGTTGTTTATTGAATCCTGGTTTAAAAAATACTTTTTGCAACATAGAGTTATCCTAAAATATAGATTATAGTAGATTGCGTTGAGAATCAACGTTATTTAGGTATACCTAAAATAGGTCTTTTATCATACAAATTGCTTTCTGCAAAGCGACCATTTCTATGATTATAATGCAAAAATACTTGGCCACAAACGTTGCCTTCAAATGGTTCTCTCCAATGCTCTAATTCACAACCAGAATATATTAGCATATCTCCTGGCTTAAGAGTCACCTTTACACCTGGAGGTGCGTTTGGTTTATGTATGTTTTTGTATTCATCTATGACGTTATTTGATCCTGTTGGATCAATGTATATTGGCCATAAATCTCCACCTAAATTAAGTGTAGTTGATATTTCACAACTAGGTCTATCTTTGTGTCTTTTTAATATTGCACCTTTTTCATAAACTCTTGCATAAGAATAAGTAGGTATTAAATCAAGTCCAGTTCTTTCTTTCATAATGGGTAGCATCTTCATTAACAATGTCTCCATCACGTGATCTGCATAAATTGAATATGATCCTGGTACTTGTTTATCTTCCCAAGTGCCGTGTAAACCGTTCTGTGCTATGATGTTATTTTCATACATATATTTAACAGCATCTCTTTTTAGTAAGAAGTAATTAAAACAAAAGTTTGCAAGATCGTAAGATATTGCATTGTCTAATACTTGATACTTATGCTGTTGAAAGGTCATACGAACATACCTGTTTGTAAGAAATTAAATGATACTGATATTCTAAGATCATCACTTTCATTAGGATCAACACAATGATTAACATAAGAAGGAAACATAATTAATCTTCCAGCTTTTGGTTCAAAATGTACTTCTCTCCATAAATGTTTAGGTTCTTCTTTATTTGTTTTTCTAGGTCTAGACATTAATGACATTGTTCTAGTATCTTCTAATTTTAAATGACCACATTTCTCTGGTGTCTTAACGTAGTATACACCTGACCATAATGAATTAGGATGTATGTGTGGTCTATTGAATCCACCTTTATAATTTATGTTAGCCCACATATTACCTAAGAAAGGTTTATTATCTAAGCATTCATCTTCGTATATTTCTTCTTGAGCCATATGTAACTCATCAACTAAATGTTGATATTCAGGATTCTTATGCATATCAGTTGTTGAATGCCAACCATACATATTTGTTTTTTTAAGTCCTTCATCGTTCTTGGACCAATTAACAATTTTTTCTTCTAAGTATTTATTGTATTCAGGTGTGCCTATATCTTTAATATAAACAGGTGTAGCAAAATAAAGTTCTCTATGTATCATTTAAATGGTTCTCCTCCAAACCAAAGCACTAGTGATTTTCTTAATCCCTTAGTTACTGGTACTACTCTATGCATAACAAAACTTGCAAAGAATACAGCGTGACCTTGTTTAGGTCTCATAATCTGACCTGGTCTAGCTAATTCTAATCCACCACCTTCAAAATCTGTTTCAGGTGATAATACTAAAGTCATAGATATTTTTCTAACAGGTGGCTCGTGTTTCATAATTAAATCACAATCCATATGCCAATCATAGAATCCTCCTTCAGGATATTC